CCCACTAAAATTACACTAGGAATTCCCACGTTTCGACGATTTGACTTTTTGAAGGTTTACTTGCCAAGATATCTCGCAATGGACATCGATGAAGTCTTAGTATGCGATGAGACCGGCGAGGATATTGAAAAAATCAAAAAAGAATCTTGGGGAAATCATCCAAAGCTCACTCTAATTAAAAATCGTAAACGTCTCGGCACCTATCTGAATAAGTGTGCTATCCTAAAGAATGCCAAGAATGATTGGGTTGCCGTCATCGACAGTGACAACGAGGTCCGCCCAGAATACTTTACAGGACTTTTTGAGTTCTGGAAGGAACACGGAATGAATGAAAAGGCGATATACTGTCCTGGCGAAATGCAGAGAAAGACAAAGATTGATGATGCGGATGGAGATGCCACCTTTCGCCCACTAGTAAATATGCGGATCACAAAAGACAACTGGAATTCCTTTTTACACAGTTTTTTAAATTATGCAGAGATGGCTCTGAATAATATGAATTATGTATGTCATAAATCAAATTATTCCTTGTTACCAGAAGATATTACAAGAGTTCTACCAGATCTAAAGGCATTGCCAAATATAGAATCATTTCCCTATGATGCTATATTCATAACGAGAACTCTTGTCATGAATGGTATTGATTTTATTATTGTTCCTAAGATGAAATATTTTCATCTTGTTCACGATGGTTCAGAATATGTCAATTATTCAAATATCTTTCATAATACAATATATCCTCTTATTAAATTTATACCGTTATAACGTAGCCAGCTCATAATATATATTATTCCACTTACATGAAGGGCGTGTGTATGAGATAATCTTATAATTTCTAGAAATATCTTCCTGTAACTTTTTCATATTATCTTGATCATCAAAAATAATACGTAGAGTAGCCTGATTATTAAGATTACAGATTAGTTTGAATTCACGTGTAATATAGTCATTCTCATGATATCCATCTATATGAAAGAAATCGAATTTACCTAGCTTGGGTAAAACATCTAAACTATCTCCGTGAATAAAGGTAATCGCATTATTAAAATACTTATTTAACACTTTGACGGCAGGTCCTGTATATGTATCTGATATATCGACGCATGTTATCTTAAGTAATGGATTCGACAGTAGCATGATAAGTAAAGAATGTCCCATGTAGGTCCCTATTTCTAGGATTGACTTCGCATCTTTTACAGACTTATATAATAATTCTTGCTTTTCTAGCATGATGTTACAATACTTATATGACTGGCCATCAAATAGATAGGAACCACATCCTTTCTCAAATTTATAATCACATGCCTCGTAAATCTCATAAAAAATATTTCTCGCATTATAAAGTCTATTAGTAAATTCATCATTCACTAACTTATTTATATCCTCGAATTCCATTCTAAATAATCTAATAATAGTATTTTAGACCCTATCGTCAAATATAAAAGTTAAATGGACTTAATAAACAAAGTTAAATGGACTTAATGAACTGCCAACGCAAATCAGTACAGATTTTCTCCCAGATTTTGTCCTGATTGTATAGTTTATCGCGATTTTTTAGTAAAGGAAAGCACTGTAGATAATTATCGAGCTCTAAAAGCTCACAGAATTTATACAAAACATAGGAATATGATAAGAAATTGCTACGGGTCTTGGGACAGTGCTTGATGAAAGACGACTGGATCTCCTTAAACATGAATCGTAATTTCTCCTCGACCTCACGAGACATAACAGGAGCCGTCTTTCCATTAATGCGATTCAAAATATAGGGGACGTGCTCATAGAAATTTGTGCACTTGAGCTTCTTCAGAATTTCACGAATCTTGGTCGGCTTCACATTCTCAGTATTGGTGATACGCTCCTTTTTGAGCTCGTCCAAGATTGCCTGAAAAATATCTTCAGGAATTTCTGTGCTCTCCTTGGCCTGGAACTGGGCGAGCCACTCGTTAAAATGATTTATACGCTTATACGCATAGTAGGTCACCTCACGAGGAGGATCCTTGTAGCTCGGTTTATCACTATCAATCAAGACAAACTCTTGGTGACCACAGGTGTCACAGAAAAATAGTGCCTCATTCGCACTAAACGTCATCTCCTTATCACACATTTCACACATTCCGTGAGGATCTTCGAAGCTCGTAACAACCGCACGAGCGTGTTCAGGATCGACACGTAGAAGATACTTTTCTAGAAGAACTTCACGTCCCTCTAACCCAGGAGCCTCAGGAGCCTTAGAAGTCTTTACTTCTTGACCTTCCTGAAGTGCGGCCAAAACACTACCAGGCTTCGCCTTTATTATCTTACTCGGCACCTTTGAAGAACCGCTATTAATCTTATCTTGTATATCATAGTAATTATACAGAATTTCACCAGCCTCAAAGAAATAATCATAGACTGGCTTATTTGATGTCCAGTCCTCCTTTTTCTTTAGGAGTTGTTGAATCTTTTCCTCAAGCTGCGTCTTCATAACGATATCGGTTGAAGCTATGAGTTGCTTGTTGTAGCTTTCCAAAAGTTCATCTATTTTTGATAAGTCATCCTTTTCCTTTTGCATTTGAGATATTTGTATCTGATGGAGATTGTCAAGAGTTGTTCTCGCTTCTGGAACAGATCGCTTGGTCTGTTTTATATTAAAGAAGGGAGAGGCCTTATCCATTCTAAGATGCCTATTTTGTAAAGTTTAAATGGTTAAGGATTTGTAAAAGTATCTATTAGAGATGGAACAAAGAGTTCATACTGAACATTTCACATTTGATCTATTAGTTAAAGACAACTATGTCAGAGGAACCCATTTTTCACAGTATTTAGAGCTTGGTAAAAAAGAAAGACCATGTCTTTCTCTAACAATACCTACAGCAGAATCTATTGAAATAAGGCGATATGAAAATTATAATATTGCTGGCCTTAGTAATATTGAATCATTATATGAATGTGTAATAGGTATGAGTTATAATAATTTTAAAAAACATTCATTTGGAAAAGAATTGTTAAACTGGTCGATTGGATATATAAAAACAAAGTTTCCTCATATACAATTCATAGAATTAACGGATGAATCTGCTATACCATGTAATCGTGAAACAAATGATAACCTTGATCTATTATCATACAGTATAGCATTATATGGAAAAACTTGGTATGAATTAAAATTTAATGCTATTATAACAAATAAAGAAAAATATGATATATATAAAGGAGAAGTTGACTCATATATTTCCTCTAAAATGGTTGATTGGGATACGTTTTCGTTAAATAAGATGAATAATCAATATATACGTGAAGCTCTTACAGAAAACGAAGATATATATAAAAGAATGTATGAGACTTCTAAATCATATCCTGATTTTTTTAAGAAAGTTAGTGCACATCTAGGCAATAATAAATGTAAATTTTTTAAAGGCTGGTTACAGGATTTTATAGATTCATATGTAAATATTTCAAAACGCTGGTCAATTCCTATTAGCAGAGTAGGGGGGTCCAGAAAATCAAGAAAAAGAAAATAAATTGATAAAAGTGATTAACTAATTATAAGGGATAAAGGTATGAAATATACACGAGAACTCTTAGATGAGATACTTCGAGAAGGTTGTGCAAGTGTGCTTGGAGAGTATAAGCTATACAATCAACGCATGAGAGTGCGTTTCAGATGTTCTTGTGGTGTTGAGACTTCTAAAAAGTTTGAAATGTTAAATGTTTACAAGTTGCCTTATTGCGAGGCTTGTAGTTTGAAGATTAAGGAAAAGAATAAGAAAGAAAGTAATATGAAAAATTATGGAGTTGAAAATACTGGCTCATTAAAAGAGGTAAAAGATAAAATTAAAAATACTTATGAGGAAAGATATGGAATGCATCCTAAGAAATTAAAGGATGTTCAGGATAAATGGAAGGCAACTTGTTTAGAACGATATGGAGGACACCCCAATCAGAATAAGGAAGTCCAGGCAAAGTCAGAAGCAACCTCTTTCAGTTATAAAAATTATATCATGCCAAGTGGTAAGATTGTAAAATATCAAGGTTATGAGAATGTTGCTCTTGACGAGTTAGTCAAAAAATATGAGGAAGATGATATTCTTGTTGGAAGAACTGATATACCAACAATAGATTATTACATTAATGATACTAAGCATGTGTATTTCCCAGATTTCATGATAAAATCCGAGAATAAGATCATTGAAATTAAGTCTGAGTGGACTATTCAATTAAAACGTGGAAACGTTGAAGAGAAGGCCTTAGCGACGATAAAAGCTGGCTACAAGTATGAAATATGGGTTTATAATGTCAAGAAAGTAAAAGTCGAAACGAAGGTTTATTAAAATAAGGCCATTATTTAAGAATCAAAACTCTCCGGCAGATTTTCAATTTTTTGGCTATGACATAAAAATTTTTTATTTTGAAATTTTTTTTCTTGTGATATGATATACAATGACAGGGGGGGGGTTGATGCAATTGGTAGCCTATGGTGCTCAGGACGTCTATCTCACGGGAAATCCCCAGATCACTTTCTTCAAGGCGGTTTACCGTCGCCACACGAACTTCGCGATGGAGTCCATCGAGAACCCCTTCAACGGCAACCCCCGCTTCGGCAACCAGGTTACGTGCACGATCCAGCGTAACGGCGACTTGATCCACCGCATCTACCTCCAGGCGACGCTCCCCTCAGTCTCACTCGCGACGGGTGACGGCTCAGGTGCCCAGTTCCGCTGGCTCAACTGGGTCGGCCACAATCTTGTTGATTGGGTCGAGCTCCAGATCGGTGGCCAGCGTATCGATAAGCACTACGGCGACTGGCTCCACATCTGGAACGAGCTCACGCAGGAGCCTGGCAAGCAGGCGGGCTACGCCAAGATGGTTGGCAATGTCCCCCAGCTCACGAACCTCATCGTCCAGGGCGGCGAGGCGTGCGACAATGACTGTGCCGGCGGTGAGCCCAACTCATCAGGCGAGCTCCTCGGCTGTGCCCCTGAGTATACGCTCTACGTTCCCCTCCAGTTCTGGTTCTGCCGCAACCCTGGTCTTGCTCTTCCCCTCATCGCTCTCCAGTACCACGAGGTCCGCATCAACCTTCAGTTCAACGACCTCCAGAACCTCATGTGGGACTATGCCCCATTGAACGCCAACGTCCACGTCGTCCGTGACCGTGTCAATGCGGCGAACCTTGTTGCGGCGTCTCTCTACGTCGACTACATCTACCTCGACACGGACGAGCGTCGCAAGTTCGCCCAGGTCTCTCACGAGTACCTCATCGAGACGCTTCAGTTCACGGGTGCGGAGTCAATCAACTCCTCATCAAACAAGCTCAAGCTCAACTTCAACCACCCTTGCAAGGAGCTTGTGTGGGTTGTTCAGCGTGACTCATTCGTGTCATGCGACGATGCGGTTGTCAACGGCTGGAAGGGCCAGCAGCCCTTCAACTACTCCGACTGGTGGGACCGCGCGGTCCTGGAGTCTGGTTACTCCGTGACGCGCGTGGAGGGCCTCGCGGGCCACAACCCCGTGGTGACGGCCAAGGTCCAGCTCAACGGCCACGATCGTTTCCAGGAGCGCGAGGGCAAGTACTTCAACTTGGTCCAGCCCTTCCAGCACCACACGAACGTCCCTGCCACGGGCATCAACGTCTACTCGTTCGCCCTCAAGCCCGAAGACCACCAGCCCTCAGGCACGTGCAACTTGTCACGCATTGACAACACGACGCTCCTCATCACGGTCTCCAACAACGCGGTTGGCACGGCGACGAGCTCACAGGTCCGTGTCTATGCGACGAACTACAACGTGCTTCGTGTGATGTCTGGCATGGGAGGACTTGCCTACTCAAATTGATAACCTTGCCCACTGGAACAACTACCTCCGGCAATTTTATTATTTTGCATTTATTCTTAATGCGTTTTAATAGGAAAAATTGATTGTAATTATAATGTAGTGAGTGAGTCATAATGTCTCAGTCAGAACATTCTTGTAAGGCGATCCTAGAACAGGGAACAAACAAGGGTAAACAGTGCGAAAGACCAAAGCTTGAGAATGGATACTGTGGAAAACATCAGAAGCAAGCCGATATTGACGCAGCTATTAGCGGCGGCAAGAGAAAATGTGCAAAAAATAGGTGTTTAGAAACATTTATACCAAAGACAAAAAAGACCTTCGAATATTGTGATGCGTGTGCAAAGGAAAAGGAAGAACTTCTTAAAACTCGTGATTTATGTAAGTGGTCAGAAAAGAATTGTGAGAAGCAAGCACAGGCAAGTGGTTTCTGTGGAAAGCATGAGCCGAGAGGATTATTGCTAAAAGAATCTAAGGAAAAGGGAGTTCGCATCTGTGACGATGGTAAAAGAGCCTGTAAGAATCCTACAGTGGATAATAAACTAAGATGTGAAACGTGTCTTTCTGCTGCTAGAGAAAAAGAGAATACTCAATACACTGAAAGAAAAGAAAATCTGAATATGTGCTTGACATGTGGAACGCATATCAAGGAACTTCTCGAGAGTATACGAGGAAAAGTTCAACAATGTGCAGTATGTTATGCAAAGCAAAGGGCGGTTGAGGAAGGCCGTGAGAGAAACAGAAATTATTCAGAGGAGAAAAAGGCGAATCTTGATAAATACATGGTAAGCTATATCCAATCAGCAAAGTCTCGTAATATAGTATTTGAGCTAACCAAGGAAAAGTTTGAAGAATTTGTATGTATGGCGTGCTATTATTGTGGTTCATTTAATGAAAAGGAAGTTATTGGAGTGGATCGATTAAATTCTTCTAGAGGGTATATAAATGAAAACTGTGTGCCATGCTGTAAGATTTGTAATTTTATGAAGGGAACATTGACAAAGAATACCTTTATTACACAAGCCCACAAGATCGCAACTCATAATCCTGTAGAAGAGATGACTGATTCTGAGGATGATGTAAAAGATGATATTCTATCCTCAAATATACCTCCAGCAAAGGTAACAGAATTATTTAGAAGTGGAAAAATAAATTTGTATATTGAAGCATGTGTAAGAGATAATAGATCTCCTCTCTTCATTGAGCGTATTAAAAATATTCAGGACAAAAATATGAGCTATAATGAGTTTAAGGCATTCTTTAGAACGTGCTGTAAAACAGATTCAAAGCTTGTGGCAGCACATTTAACAAATGAAAGAAAGAGAATCTCGGAAAAGGAATTATATGGTTACTTTAATAATAAGAATGGTAAGGCAGCAATTGAAATCTATCAATCTATTCATGGAAAAATGGCAGGATTCAAAGAAGATATGGAAGAAATTATGGATAAGTGGGATATCTTATCATTTGACGAAAGGTCATCAAATATCCATACTATAATAGTTAAATACAGAAATCAGAAAGCACAGGGGAGATTTACACTTTTGGAAGAATGATGTATACGCCTGACTCTATCTAATGAAATCCGCACTGGATCTAATTAAATCCACCCTGGATCTAATGAAATCCGCATTGTAACTACTGAAAATCGTTGTAAATACATGATAATCTGAAAACGGACATCCAATGTCTTCACCTATTCATAAACCACCTCTAATTCCATATCCTTAGTCAAAGCCCACGCCAAAGTCTTATCTAGCCCACCCTGTCGCCGCACTAAAGCATCCCCCTTGCCCTTACTAAACCGTTTCCAATGCCATTCAAAAGACAAGGCAGCATTCCACGTGCTGAACCCACGCACATAACATACCCTATACCATCCAAGACCCCTCTTTGAAGTCGCCTTGGCCCCTCCACCGATCTCCCCATTATGTTGCCGAAGCCGTCGATCACCGTCAACAGTCGCCCCAATATATGTGAGAGTAGGCATCTCAACTGTGGCAAGACAATAAACGATTGTGTCTCCAGCAAGAGCTGGAGCAAAGGCACCCACAAGGTAAACTTCACTCATGTATAATATACATCAATCTCGATTAAATACCATTCTTGTTGGAAGCTGGGGACATTGATTTTTCGTTTTATAATATATCTTCCCTCGCATTCCAAACGTTCCATAATGGTCCGAACAATATTCTTATCACCCCCAGCATTCATACATACCGAGGTAGACTTTTTAAAACACATCTCGCAAAGCTCAACGAGCCAGTCAATATCTGAAGAAGGGTCGAGTAGATCCAAAAGAATATAATCAAACTGCTCACAATCCTTCATATATTCAAAGATATCCTCATGCACTATCTCTAGCCGTGGATCCTCAAAGGCTCCGCAAGCAAATGGCTCAGACCTCATGGCAGAAACAAGTTCCTCATCCCAATCCACCATAACCACTTTTGACACAGACCCTGATAGCACCTGCTTAGCCAATGCACCTTCAGCACCACCAGCAATTAGAACACGTGATGGATTATCCTTAACCATCATCTTTATCAGCTCCCCATGATATATCTTCTCATCAGAACTCGTCGATTGTAAGACGCCGTCAATAAACAACATGCGGCCATAGTAGGGATTCGTGATTAGATCAATTGTCGCTTTTTCTGTGTTAAAGGATTTATGAGAACCCTCTAAGACAGTATATTCAGTTACTCCCCATGGTTGAACCTCCTTCATTTACCATATAATCTCTCAAATCATTTAGCCCGCTGGTAATGTCTAATAGTAAGAATTCCCGAAAACGCTATGCATTTTCAGAAATTCTTACTATTAGACATCATTCCCTAAAAGCTAAAATTTTAGCTTTTACGGTAAGTTGTCATTAAATTGCTATATTCCTTAGAATTCTTTATTTCGGTCACCTCGACCGTATACGACCACTCGATATTCATCATGTTCACTAGTTCGCCCCAGGGATCAACGAGAGATATCTGGAAAAAGGGAATATTGACCGGTGACAAAAAGGTATACTCATTTCGCACAAGATTAGAATTGTTATCAAACTGTATCTGATAGTAATTATTTGAGAGAATTACCTTAGCAAAGGCTGAGACGAAGCCGCCCCCATCAAGGCGATGAGTAACATTAACCACGTCCTCAGGACATTTGAGTTTTACTAGATAATAGGGGTTCGGATTCACATTGATTACTGTGTCGCTTTTAATCGAATATACTCCATTCTCAAAAGTGCTAACTGCTACTGTATCACGAAATCCCAGATAATATCCAAGACCCCAATGAGTGGCACGAGAAGCGATAGTGTTATTTGTGGATGCAAAATCAAAGACAAAATTTGTTGTGTTTCTTATTGTGACTGTGTTAGAGTATTGATTGAGTGTTACAGTGAAGTTAGGATCAATATCTTGAAGTTTTTCCTGAAAAACACTTATTAAATTCGCGGAGCTATAATTACCGTCAATTAATCCGTCACTTTGAGTGTATGTCGTTGAAGTGCCTAGTAACACAGAAAAAGTCACATTTCCTTTTATCTGAGAAAACATAGGTTCGACTAAGGGAACTTCTACGCTTGCTAGGCGAATGCGAATGATATTTTTAAGGGGTGCGGGATTCTGAACACGAAATTCAGAATTCACGTTATTATTCAAATCCGAGAAACGGCTATCGATTGAATGGAGGCTTATTTGATATTTTGACGAGTCTAAATACTCCTGTTGCATCTACCTAGAATCCCTTTTTACACAAACTATTTGCGGGACGCGTTACCGTCAAATATAAAAGTTAAGAACCCTAGTTCTTAACTTTTATATTTTCGGAAATGATGTGAACTACTCAGTAGTTCATGTTACTTACCCGTAGATCCAAAGCCGCCCTCATCTCTTGTTGAAGTAGGAAGGCGATCAACCACCGTCATTGACGTGATATCGCTCATGTCACCTGCAACAATCTGAACAAGTCGATTTCCAGCCTCTACCACGATGGTTGAATTAGTGGTATTCCACAAGAAAGCCATCAGCTCTCCACGATATGATTTATCAATAACGCCAACTGAGTTGAGCATCATAAGGCCGGTCTTTGAGATAGAAGAACGGGGAAGCATCCAGTAATGTGAAGTCATAGACTTCACATCATTTCCGGAAATGCCTTGCATTTCACGGTAATCGCATAGCTTGTGATCATCAATAACAACAGCACGAACACCCATATTAACAAGCTTCTTCTCACCAGGTGTAAAAATCACCTTCGTCGGAACATGGAGATCAACACCAGCATTCTCACCATCAAAAGTCGTCGTCTTATAGTAAGTCGCAGCCTCAGGATTGGGCAACACAAAGAGCTCGGGCATTTACTATATAATTATATCGACTCCACTTTATCCCTTTTTGGGCGAGCAGCCTAAAGTTTTTGCGAGTCTAAAAAAGTGATTCGAACGGGGGCTTAGAAACTTAGTCCAACTTGTTAGAAGATGCCGGCAGGGTTCTATGCTCCCTCTTCAGAGATCGAACCGGTAGTCGGTATTCAAATTTGTGTTTTCAGTCCAGATGAAATTGAGCGTCGCTCAGTCGTAGAGGTCACAAATTCGGGAACATATGAGGGCAACGAGCCGAAGATCGGTGGCCTCTTTGATCCGCGTATGGGCGTTCTAGATAATGGAAAGGAGTGCCGCAGCTGTGGTCAGACAAATCACAAGTGTCCCGGGCATTTTGGTCACTTTCGTTTAGCCCGTCCTGTCTACTACATTCAGTTTCTGCCCTTTATCCAAAACGTCCTATCATGTGTTTGTATCCGTTGTTCAAAGCTCCTAGTTGATAAGAAGTTTCGCAAGCATTTCTTGAAGCGTAAGGGCGAGGCTCGCTGGCGGGATGTTCTCACGGCTTCAAAGGAGATTAAGCGGTGTGGCCAGGAGACGGAGGACGGTTGTGGTGCTCGTCAGCCCACTCGTTATATCCGTGAGGGTATCGCTCGCATTGTGGCCGAGTGGGATAGCATCGATTCGGTTCCAGCAGAGGGCCAGGAGCATACTGGAAAGGGACAGGGGCAGGGACAGGGGCAGAAGCAGTCCCAGCCACTCGAGGTGGAGTTCGTCCTACGTCTCTTCCGTCGCATTCTCGACGAGGACGTTGATTTCATGGGGCTCAGCCGCTATTGGTGCCGTCCAGATTGGATGATTTGCACGGTCTTGCCGATCCCTCCTCCCCAGGTTCGCCCCTCAGTGATCCAGGACAACAATCAGCGTTCTGAGGATGACTTGACGCACAAGCTCGCTGAGATTATCAAGACGAATAACACCTACCTTCAGCCTCGCATCCAGGCCAATGCGGCCAAGTCAGTGATTGATGAGTGGACCAATGTCCTCCAGTATCACATTGCCACTCTTGTTGACAACCAGATTCCTGGCGTAGCTCCTTCAGCTCAGCGTAATGGTCGCCCTCTCAAGTCGATTCAGCAGCGTCTTGGGTCAAAGGAGGGCCGTATCCGCTACAATATTCAGGGTAAGCGTGTAGAGTTCTCGGCTCGTTCAGTTATCACACCTGATCCCAATATCAGTATTGCGGAGCTTGGTGTTCCTGAGAAGATCGCCATGAACTTGACGCGTCCCGAGCGTGTTACGGAGTTCAATCGCCAGAAGCTCTACAAGTTTGTTCAGAATGGCCCCAATGTCTTTCCAGGTGCCAAGACGATTCGTCGTGGCCTTGATGGGCGTATTGTCAGTCTGCGTCACGTAAACACGAAGGATGTTGTCCTTCACTATGGCGATATCGTAAATCGCCATCTCATGGACGGCGATATCGTCCTATTCAACCGTCAACCGACTCTTCACAGAATGTCAATGATGGCACACAAGGTCAAGGTCCTCAAGTATAAGACATTCCGCTTGAATGTGTCCGTTACGGCTCCCTACAATGCTGATTTCGACGGTGATGAGATGAATATGCACTGCCCTCAGAGTTATGAGGCGGCAACGGAGCTAGAGGAGATTGCTGCGGTTCCTCACCAGATCTTGCGTCCTCGTGATGGTCTTCCAGTGATTGGTGTTGTTCAGGACACTCTTGTTGGCAGCTATCGCTTGACACGCCAGCATGTGAATTTCAATCGCCGTGAGTTCATGAATCTGATGATGTGGAATAGACGCTTTGACGGGACTGTGCCAGAGGGGAAGGCTGATGGTCGCTGGACAGGCCACCAGGTTCTCAGTCAGCTCATGCCGGCCATCAATATGGACATGATGAACTCTTCAAAGAAGAAGGTAGTTATCCGCGATGGTGAGGTGCTAGAGGGGCAGTTCGACAAGTCCACCTTTAGCAAGGCGTCAAAGGGCATCATCCATATGACATATAATGACTATGGTAGCAAGCAGACGGTTGACTTGCTTGATGCTATGCAAAATACGATCGAGCAGTTCCTTATTTACAATGGCTTCTCGGTTGGCATCAGCGACTTGATTGCCGATTCGGCCACGAAGGACGAGATGAACGTTAAGATTCAGGAGAAGAAGTCGGATGTTGAGACGATCTTACTGAGCATTCACCAGGACTTGTTCGATAACAATACAGGGAAGACGAACCAGGCGGAGTTTGAGGACAAGATCTTCGGCATCCTGAATAAGGCTACGGAGCTTTCTGGTGAGATTGGCTACAACTCACTCGCCAATGAGAATCGCATGACGGCGATGGTTCGTGCGGGTTCCAAGGGTGGGCCGATTAACATTGCTCAGATGATTGCTTGTGTTGGCCAGCAGAACATTGAGGGTAAGCGTATCCCCTATGGCTTTGAGGACCGCACCCTGCCCCACTTTAAGAAGTATGATGATGGTGCTGAGGCACGTGGCTTCATCCAGAACTCCTTCATCAACGGCCTAACGCCGACGGAGTTCTTCTTCCACGCTATGTCAGGTCGTGAGGGTCTTATTGATACTGCAGTCAAAACGGCCGACACAGGATATATCCAGCGTCAGCTGGTGAAGGCCATGGAGGACTTGGTGGTTCAGCACGATGGCACGGTTCGTGATGCGAACATGAACATCGCCCAGTTTCACTATGGCGAGGACGGTATCAATTCGACGAAGATTGAGAGCCAGACGCTTGAGTTCTCCAAGCTCTCACGTGAGGATATCGCTCGTGAGTTTGGGCTAGAGGGTGTAGACTTGACGGCAGTTCTAGCGGATGGCCTGGATCGCGGCGACGATAAGGCGGCACTCAAGGCCTTTGCTGAGCAGGTGCGTGCTGATCAGAAGATGGTGGTGGAGGGTGTATTCCGCAGTGGAAATCAGGGCCAGATGTTCTCGGCGGTGAACTTGGATCGTCTCCTCCTGAATCTCAAGATCAAGTTCGGCCTGAGTGAGCAGGTTAAGACGAATCTTACGCCGCTCCGTGTTCTTGCGGGGATTGAGGCGGTGCTAGACAAGACGCAGCGATTCCACAAGATGTGGGCGGCACTTCTGAGATATACGATGAGCCCGTTCAAGATGATTGTTAAGGATCGCTTCACGGAGTCAGCCTTTGACACACTTTGTGAGCTACTCGTTACGAAGAACTGGCAAGCCTGGGTTCAGCCTGGAGAGCAGGTGGGAATTATTGCGGCCCAGAGTATTGGTGAGCCGAGCACACAAATGTCGGCCTCACGTCATACATTTGTTCAAGTTGCGAAAAATGGAGGTAACTTTACTGGACCCGTTGGCGAATTTATTGACAAAATTATCGCCGACAATGCTGAACAGGTCACAACTATTGGAAAGGACAGTGTTGTATTTGATTTGCCAGAGGATTACTATATAATGGGTGTTAGCAATGATGAGAAGACATCATGGAAGCGTATCAGCCAGGTCAGCCGTCACCCAGCGAATGGCGGGCTCGTTAAGGTGACGACGAAGTCTGGGCGTAGCACCACAGCTACTCTGACCCACTCGTTCCTCAAGCGTACTGAGAAGGGCGTTGAGCCTATTCTTGGGTCTGATTTGACCGTTGGTATGCGTGTTCCGATTGCGACCAAGGTTGATCAGGTTCCGATGTCGCTAATCACGAACCACAGTGGGTTCACACTTGACAAGGATTTCGGCTGGCTCTGTGGTATCTATCTGGCAGATGGGTCATTCATGGGTAATACTGTCAGTATGTGTAAGATTCATCCGATTGTGGAGGAGTCTATCCGTAACATGGCATCCAAGTATGGCTGGAAGATCACAGTGAGAAACTATCAGGGCGAGTATGGCCCTTCAAAGGATACTAAGATCCATTCCAAGGAGCTCCGCGATTTCTTGAATGCCGAGTTCAAGACGGGATCCTATGAGAAGACCATTGGTCCCATCACTTACTCGGCTCCCAAGGAATTCCAGCAAGGTCTTCTCAGTGGCTACTTTGATGGTGATGGCAACGTGAACGCGGAGAGACACCAGATCCGTGCGGGTAGCCGTAGCCAAGAGCTCATTCGTCACATTAACCGTCTCCTCTCATACACAGGTTTCTTCTCAGTAATGGGCGAGGAGTCATCGGTCAGAATCCCTGACAAGGTGTTCTATACGGTGAATGTGTTAAAGAAGTATGCGGCGGATTTCAAGGAGCGTATTGGATTCCGTCTCACTGAGAAGGCTGCGGCACTTGATGAGATCGTGGAGTATATGAGCCGCCCTGATATGCAAAAGCACGATACAAAGGAGCTATACGATAAGATTCCAGCGGTGGGTCGGCAGATTGCGGCTATTGGCAAGGCTCTCGAGCTTCCAGGCCAGTCTCGCAACTATGGGCGTTGGGCAAAGAAGGAAAGTATTGGTCGCCAGACACTCAAGAACTATATCGAGATCTTTGAGGCTGCTGCAGCTGAGAAGCCAAATGTGGATGTATCAAAGGATCTCGCAGCACTCAAGTCGGCAGCATACTCTGATATCATCTGGGACGAGATCACCAGCCTAGAATACTTGGCTGACCCAAATGAGTTTGTATATGACTTTACGGTCCCCGGAAACGATTCCTTCATGGTCGATGACGCAATCCTAGTCCATAATACGCTCAACAGTGTAGACTGGGACACGAAGGTGATGATCGCCAAGAACGGTGAAATCGTCTGTCCCGAGATTGGCGAGTTCATCGACGCACACTTGGCGGCGAATGCTAACGCCGTCAAGGTATATGCGAATAACCAGGAGTATCTTGTCTTGAACGACGGTAACGACTGGCAGGCGATCAGCTGTGACGATAATGGCAAGATGATGTGGACTAAGCTTGAGGCGATAACAAGACATCCAGTCGTCAATGAGGACGGAACGAATACTATCTTGGAGGTCGAGTTAGATTCTGGTCGAATTACCAAGGCTACTAAGGGGAAGTCATTCTTGACTCTCATTGATGGCAAGGTAAAGGAGATAAATGGTTCTGAGCTAAAGGTGGGTGATGTGCTTCCTATCGCCAACTCACTCGCCATTGACGAGATTGGCCTAATCAATACGATCAGCCTCAGAAAGTATCTTCCACCAACTGAGTGGCTGTATGGGACAGATGTGAATCTAGCTCTCATTCAGCTACAGAGCCAAGAGCGTCACTGGTTCCAGAAGAACAATGGAAATCTCTTCACGATTCCCTACTCTCGTAGTGACGCCTTCCGTGAAGCCTTTGTTGACGGAAAGAATACGAATGCTGAGAATATCCTTCCTGGCTTTGTCTATCCCGCCCGCACTCGGCCAGATGTATCCCAGATTCCAGATGAAATCCCTTTAACACAGGAGTTTGGATTCTTTGCGGGTGCCTACGTGGCTGAGGGTATGGCAAATACGACACAGGTGAACATTACCAATAATGATCAGGGCTATCTTGAGCGGATCAAGGGGCTAATGGATTCTTGGAATGTTGGAACTCATCTGGTATCTGAGGAACGGGATTGTGTAAAATCAGGTATCAAGGGAACTACTACAAGCCTTGTTATCCATTCAACGCTACTTGCCACCTTGATGCAGAAGCTCTTTGGACGTGTAAGTGGTGAGAAGACACTTCCTGATTGGGTATTCCAGGCATCGCATGAGTTCGTGCAAGGGCTTCTTGATGGCTATATCAGCGGTGATGGAACTGTTGATAAGAAGTCTGGGTCGATCCATGCGACTTCTATCTCAAAGGACCTTCTTACTCGGGTTAGCACTCTTCTTGCTCGGTATGGCATCTTCAGCAGTATTACAAGCTATATGCCACCACTTGGCAACTTTGACTCTGTCAGAATAGCATATACGCTCACGCTTCCTGTTCATTACTCAATGGTATTTGCTGATAAGTTCAGTCTGAGCATTGAATACAAGCAGGATATTCTGGACTACCACTTTGGCCTCATGGGCAAGGGGCAGGAGTCACGGCGTGAGATGACTGGCGAGGTGATTTGGGACACTATTAAGTCAATCAAGGAAATCATCCCGATTAAGGAGAAGGTCTACGATTTCACAGTTAAAGACACAAAGAACTTCATGACGTATTCATGTCATCTTGTCCGCGATACGTTTCATCTTGCTGGTGTAGCCAGTAAGTCTAACGTGACGCGTGGTGTTCCACGACTGAAGGAGTTGCTCAAGGTTACGCAGAATCCTAAGGCGGTTTCTCTCACAATTCCGCTTAAGAAGGAGTATCAGAACTCGAAGGCGAAGGCGAGAGAAGTCAGCCAGGAGCTGGAGTTGACCTTGCTCCGTGATATGACTATTAAGACGGCAATTTACTTTGACCCGAAGGATTCTGATTCTGTATTAAAGGAGGACAGAGAGTTACTGGCTTTCTACAGAATGTTTGAGCAGGACTCGCAGACACAAGAGGGTAATGGCACACAAGGGACACAAGGCACACAAGACGCTCAGGGCTCAGATGTATGGAGTAAGTATATTCTTCGTCTAGAGTTCAATCGCCAGAACATGTTCGACAAGAACATCACTATGGACGACATCTTGTTTGTGCTTAGACGCCGTTTCGAGGACGAGGTTCAGATGGTCTACTCGGACTTTAATAGCCAGAAGTTGGTTATGAGAATTCGTCTATCGAAGGAGAGCCTTGATACGAGCACAGGCGACCCCGCCTCGCTTGATGCTTTGGCCTCTTACAAGAAGTTTCAGAATAAGCTTCTAAATGCGGTCATTATCCGCGGCTTACCAGGTATCAAGGCGGCGACCTTTAGAAAGGGATCAGAGCGTCTGACGTATAGCCAGGAGGAGGGTAAGTATAAGACATCTGAGGAGTATATCCTTGACACGGATGGCAGCAATTTCCTCGAGGTCATGAACCACCCTGCGGTAGATGCGAGCCGTGTGACGAGCACACACGTTCACGATGTCTATCCTATCCTGGGTATCGAGGCTACGCGTCACACGCTATATACGGAGATCACGACTCTCTTCGAGGATGGCCAGATTAACTACCGCCACCTTGGCCTGCTGGTAGATGTGATGACGCGTGCTGGTCGCCTCATGTCTGTTGATCGCTATGGTATCAATAAGCTTGATATTGGTCCACTGGCGAAGGCGAGTTTTGAGGAGACTGAGCGTATCTTGCTCAAGGCGGCGGTCTTCGGTGAGATTGATCCTGTGACGGGTGTGAGTGCGAATATCATGACAGGTCAGCCGATCCGTGGTGGCACGGCATTTAGTGATATTCTCTTAGACGAAGTGGCATTACTCAGACTACAGAAGGGTCTGCCGCCTGTTGGGGACTATGCTGCTGGTCGCGAGGCACCTCCAGAGGATATGGAGGAAGCAGTTGATGATAAGGATGACTTCTGCTCGCCGTCGAGACTCAGAATGAATTTGACCTTGCCGACGATCAAGGCAAATCTCACGCATGAGCCTGATATTGAATTTGTGGAGTTGGAAGACGAAACCTAACGTAACCTGGAACTTAATAAATCAAGCCTAACCGCCTAAAACTAGGGTCCAACTATAAGTTAATGGAGTGGGACAGGCCACCGTGGGAAATTAATGAATTTATATGTTTAAAACATATAAACCTAAATCCATCTATTACACAAATCACACAGACCGGCTGGAAGGAGATCGAGCATTCTAGAATATCTGATTCTAAGGATAAAATCGCAGGATTTTCTAATGCGGACGAGTGGGAAATCCGCAAAAAGATTACAAATCCCTATGAGGCAGTTTTTTCTGGCGAGGACAACTTTCCCAGCTTGGCAAAGGTTCAGCCATTAAGTCGCTCCTACTTCAAGATGATTGAGATGCTAGGCCTGATCGACTTTTTTACATATATTTCTACAAATTTCGTATCGGCTCATATTTGCGAAGGCCCTGGTGGCTTTGTCCAGCATGTTGTTGAGCAAGCCACTGCTCTCAAGATTCCTTCCACCGTATACGCCATGACACTGAAGCCTACGCGGTCGCATATTCCTGGCTGGAGACGTTCTATTCATTTTATTAAGAAGTATCCGCAGATTCACTTGGAGTATGGTGCTGATGATACAGGAAATATCCTACATCCAGGAAATCAGGCCGATTTTTGCACAAAGGTCTATAAGGCGGGGGGAGCAGATCTCTTTACAGCAGATGGAGGTTTCGACTTTAGTGTCAACTACAAGAATCAAGAACTCATGGCCTTTCCGCTCTTACTGGCCTCTTTTAAGATGGGCCTCAATAGTTTGAAAGAGGGTGGTGTAATGATTATCAAACTCTTTGACATTTATGCAAAGGCGACTCAAGACTTATTTCTTGGATCGGCAACATTCTTTGAGTCATTTACAATCTACAAGCCAGCAACTAGCCGCCCTTGTAATTCTGAACGCTACTTTATTGGCCGCGGATTTCTTGGAATGTCAGATGCTTTGGAGAAATGGATTGATCTTCTACAAGAAGCACATATCAGGCATAATGAATCCCCTATTACACAGTTGGTAGAGTCCTGGCCTGATAGTCTGATGGAAGCAATAAAGGAGCAAATTCTTTTTCAGGAGGATATACAAATTCAATGTATTGAGGATACTTTGAATCTAGATAAGAATACTATTGCGGATAGGCTTTTGAAGAATATTCGCTTGAGCAAGGAGTGGTGTAGGACCTTTGGGGTTAAGCATTAAATGCGTATAAAATATATGTTAAGTGCGGATCAAGTTCTTTCTTTATATAAATCAAATCCGTATATTCTTGGCTCATATAGAAGGTCATCGACAGTAATTGAAAGCTTGTTATCAATCTTTCAATGGCACAATGAAACTCTAAATATTCATACACATCTGTGGCCTTCACTATATTTCTTCTATAGCCTATTTCATTTACCAGAAATGTATGCCGAATCTAAGATTTGTATCGTAGCTGGTTACCTTGGTGCTTTTATATGTAGCTTTGCTTCAAGTATACACCATACATTTTATAATATATACCCTTTGCGTAATATAACATCAAAGCTTGATTCAGTTGGTATAATTTCTGTAAATCTCTCGCATCAGATGTTAAATACTTTTCTTATATTTGATTCCTCGGCATTTTATTCACTTATTGTGTATGAATGTATATTTGCTGGAATTTGTGTAATAAGGGTTTTACGCGGCCATGGACAATTCTGGGGAATGGCATATCCTTTTATAACATGTTTGACGACAATTCCTGTCTTTTACTCTAAGAATTTAGAAGGAGCACGGGCTTCTGCCTTATGTTCTTTTTGGGTTATTCTTTCTGGAACCGTATTTTACAAGGGAAAATGCCCTGAGAGTCTATGTAATCCTCGGGGCATTTTTGATTGTTGGAATAGTCATGTCTGGCATCACATCTGTATTATAATGGCAATTATGTCGGCATTATCGGCAACCACTTATATTAATCCTGCGGTAATGTAGACGGCCTCATACTTGAGGACGGTCTTCAGCGAAGCGTAGACGGCCTCACACTTGAGGCCTGTCTTCCCCAATCTTAGACTTGATAAATGTATCATAGAGACGCTGGCCGACAACAGTTGACGCCTGATCCTGCGTCATTTTGCCCCGTCCCCATACGTTCAAG